TGATGACAATGGCGTGCCACGGTGGTCTAAACCACCAACGGAACAAAATATTCAGAAAGAAATCGATAAATCGATGTTCCCTCAAGGTGCACCAGTTTCTTGGCGATTGATTGATCGGCGAGAAATACCACAAGATCGGATTTATCGAAATGCGCTGGTTGATAAAGATCGCAAATTGCAATTTGATATGCCGAAAGCACGTGAAATACATCGTGAGCGAATGCGGACGGTTCGTAATGAGAAGTTAGCATTGCTGGATATTGAAATGGTTCGCGCGATGGAACTGCCTGGAACTGGCGCGGCGACTCGCGATAATCGGACTCAGGAAATCGCGACGAAGAAACAACGATTGCGTGATGTGACAGATCTTCCTGAAATTGAGTCTGCGCAAACAATCGAGGAATTGAAAGCGGTCTGGCCGGATTACCTGAATGGCTAAACCGGGAATTTTTGATTCGGCGTTATCGTCTTTCGGACTTTTCGATACAGAACTCAATGCTGGTGGTTTATTTTCTCCGGATGCTGCAGAAACTGGTGGTGGCGTTACTAGTGGAGCTGGTGCAGCTGCTGGTACTTCGACTGTTACGGCAGCTGGTGCATCGCAAGCATCTTCTTCGGCTTCGGCCGCTGGTACTTCAACCGTTACGGCAGTCGGTGCATCAACAGCGCGATCTGATGGTGCAGCGGCTGGTGTTGGTGCTGCGACTGCAGTTGGTGCCGCGAAATTCATTGGAGCTGGTGCTGCTGCCGGATTAGCAACAGCTGCGGCAATTGCATTTGCTGTCGCAGCTGGTGCCGGCAGTGCAGCTGGTTCTTCGACTGCCACGGCAGTCGGTTCGAGTTTCGTTTCCGCGGTTGGAAATGCATCAAGTGTCGCGACTGCAACTGCAGTCGGTGCATCGACAGCATTATCAACAGGTTCTGCGTCTGGTAGTGCAAGTGCAACGGCTGTCGGTCAATCTACGGCGTCATCGATTGGTTCCGCGGCTGGCGTTGCTGATGCATCAGGTGTATCTACACCGCAAGCTCCTGTTGGAACAGCCAGCGGTTCAAGCACAGTCACAGCGGTTGGTGCTGCATTAGTCACGGCGGTTGGAAATGCTTCTGGGTCTTCCACAGTTACGGCGGTCGGTGCTTCCACTGCACAGAGTATTGGCGCAGCGGATGGGACAAGTTCGGCCACCGCGACTGGTAAATCAACAGCCAGTTCAATTGGCTCAGCAGCTGGTACATCGTCCGTCTTTGGTGCAAATGCTGAAGCCAATCTTGGTGCAGCAAGTGGTTCAAGCACTGCAACGGCTATCGGTTCCGCTCTAGTTACTGCCGTTGGAAATGCATCTGGTACAAGTACAGTCACAGCGGTTGGCAAAGCAACGACTGTTGGCATTGGATCCGCAGCCGGTCTTGGCGATGCGACTGCAGTTGGTAAAAGTGCTGCGCAAGCAATCGGATCTTCGACTGGTTTATCCACGGCGACTGCCGATGGTATCAGTCTTAAGATTAGCGTCGGTGCGGCTGCTGGTTCGAGTGCGGCAAGTACAGTCGGTGGCGCATTTGTTCCAGGCGTCGGTGTCGCTTCTGGATCTGCGACGGCGAGTGCAATCGGTGCATCGCAAGCGCAAGGAATTGGTATCGTTAATGGAATTGCCGACGCACAAGCAGTTGGTAGAGACCTGATTATTGCGGTCGGGTCCGCCGAAGGTACAAGCGACGCTGATGCTGAAAGTCTTGCTTCATTACGATTGTCCGTGATACGTGGGACTGGAAGTTTTTCGCAGGTGATTTCGAATGCCGCCTGATATTCGAATCATTGATGCGATTGGAAACAGTTCAACGAGTATTGATGCGTTGGCTCAATTTGTCGATCCAACGATTGTATGCAGTGCGTTGTTTGGAAAAACGATTGATGGTATCGGACAATCTGATACGGAGGAGCCTGAAGTAGTTGTCGCACGAACAACTGCATTCCAGAACGGTGCATTTCAGGTTGGTGCATTTCAATAATGGCTATTCGTATTCAGCATAGACAGAAATCCGATATTGTTGATGATGAAGCGCTTCCTGAAGGCGTGATCAAACCACAGCAATATTGGAATAATGATGTGCATCAAGCACTTGGATCTTTAGCAGTTTTAGAATGGGTTCCGACTGCGACTCCAGTCGATAATAATTGGCGTTCAGTATGCCGTTCAGAATCGCTTAATCTTTTTGTTGCTGTTTCTTCGACTGGGTCGGGCAATCAAGTCATGACATCGCAAGATGGATTTGATTGGATTATCCGGACTACTCCGACGCCAACGAAAGGCTGGGTTTCAGTCATTTGGGTTGAGACACTTGGTTTGTTTATTGCAGCAGCACAGGGCGGGATTATGACCAGCCCTGATGGAATTACATGGACACTTGAGACTATTCCTGCAGCAAATGGTTGGCATGATCTCGCATGGTCTGAATCGCTTCATTTGTTAGTTGCTGTCTCTTGGGATGGTCATCCGAATCAGGTGATGACTTCGCCAAATGCACATACATGGACTTTACGTACGACGCCGTTGAATCAGCAATGGGAAGGTGTTATTCGGTCCGATCAAAAAGGTTTGTTCATTGCCGGTGCCGATAGTGGTGTTGCTACAAGCCGTATGATGCGCTCCACGGATGGTATTACGTGGACAGTCAATACAATTCCAAATATCACAAGTGGTGCGTGGTACGATTTTCTATACGTTCATTCGTGGAACGTGTTCATTGCATTAAATCGTGATGTAACATCTGCGGCGCTGTTGATTTCAACCGACGGAATTACGTGGACGATTGCTCCTGGTGGTCAGGGTGGAAATAATTGGCGAGCGATGGCTTATTCTCCAGAATTTGATTTGGTTGTTGCACTTTCATCAACTGGAAGAATTGGTGTAATGGATGGCACACCCGCAATGATCGTGATTGGTTATGCGGAATCCTTGGATTGGCAAGAAATTGCGTGGTCTAGTACTTTGAATCGTTTTGTTGCAGTTGGTCAGAGTGGTGTCGGTGCACGTGCTCTGCGCACAATGCCGTGATTAGAAATGGCTATTGAATTCAACATCGACGCCGATAAGCGTTGGTTTCTTGGCGAAGATAAAATCTTGTCTTTCAAGATTTCGGATGCGAGTGGAAATCCTCTTGACGTTTCGGCTTGGCAGATGGAATTCATTGTTCGGAAGACTGACAAGGCAGCAGATCCACCAGTGATTCCACGGAAAGCAACGCCAACCGATATCGTCATCTCTGGTATCTTTAATTCAAATCCGGATCAGAATCAACAACGTGTGGTAATCACATTTGACAGTGATGAAACATCGAGTCTGAAACCAATCACGTATCGCTATTCACTGAAACGTATCGATACAGGAAATGAGGGGATACTTGCTTATGGTGGAATCACTTTCCTCCAAGCCACCGCTCACTAAGCAAGGACCGGATATCGCAGCGCAAGCTGCAGTGTTGCAGATTCTTTATGCCATGCCGATTCATGATGCGATTGGTGTTGCATGCTCTTATTTGTTGCATTGCTCTTTTAATCATCGTGATACCTTACGAGCGGTGATGAACGAGAAAATTGTGCGCGAAGGATTTGCTGGGATTTCGTTGCTTGAGCGCCTTCGGCGCGTCTGTCAATAGGAGTTTTCATGTCGAAAAGCAACTCGTTTGAAAATTCGCTGTTGTTGCTGATTTTCAATGCAACAACTTTTGCGAACGTCGCAATCAACGCAACGGCTTCACCAATCACTGATATCTACACTAGTCTGCATACTGCAGATCCTGGTGAAGCCGGTGATCAGACAACGAGTGAAACTACTTACACGAGTTATGCTCGTGTCGCGGTGGTCCGGACATCTAGCGGATGGACGGTTACAAACAACAGTGTGAGTCCTGTTGCAGCCATCACGTTCCCTGCGGGAACTGGTGGCTCAGGCACTGTAACGCATTTCGGTGTTGGTAAATCTATTTCCGGTGCTGGCGTGTTGTTCTATTCTGGCACTGTCACACCGAATATCGTCACAGGCAACGGCGTTACGCCATCGTTGAGCACCGCGACGGCGATTACGGAGGATTGATGTCTCAAGAACCAACGCCCAAGCCGGAATCGAAAATTGTCACGGCCGTTGGCGTGGCAGTCAGTCGTTCTGGTTCAAGTCGTGCTAAAGCGCGGCGAATTCAAGACGTGATGAACGCGGAAATCCTGAAGTGCAACGCAGAAGGAATCAGCACTTCAGAAGAAAATTCCCAAGTGATCCGGGAACGTATGATGGCAGCTCGTGAACGCGAACTCGAAGCCATCCGCGCAGAAGAAACTGAGGCGTTGAAACCCAAGGAGGAATAAATGCCTCTGGATGCAACAGTCGGTGGTGCTAATTCTAATTCGTTCATCACCGTTGAAGAAGCGGATGCGTATTGGGCTGACCGTGCGCACATTGCACTGTGGGATGAGACCACCGAAGAGAAAACTTCGCTACTCATCACTGCGACTCGCATGATCGTTGCTGCCTATACATTGCATCGTCGCTTAATCCGAACGGATTCCGGCGATGGCGACCGTTACCTGATCAGCCGCACCTGGACTGGCGCACCGACTACTACGACTCAAGCCTTGCCATGGCCTCGCATTGGAATGTACGATCGGAATGAAAATGCGATTCCGAGTAACGTCATTCCACAAGATTTGAAATTTGCCACAGCCGAACTTGCCGGACAGATTTCGAAAACGGATCGACTAATCGAAAATGACGTGGCAATACAGGGAATCAAATCGGTGAGTGCCGGTTCAGTGTCCGTGAACTTTAAGGACAACGTCGAACCGTTGCCCTTGTTACCACAGATCGTGGACGTGTGGATGGTGCCAAGTTGGTTGACTGATGAGAGCATTGAATTTGTGCAGACTGCGCAATTCGATGTCGTCTCATACGGATCCTATTATCGGCCATGAGTTTACTCGATGTTCTTCGTTCTGGCGTCGAGATTGCAAATCGGGTGACACGGCCGATTCAAGCGACGGTGATGTACAAGCGTGAAACTGGCACGGATGAATATGGTGCGAAGACCTACGCAACTGCTGTTCCTTTACACGCGATTGTCGATTTTCAAGCCAAGCAAGTTCGGACGAGAGAAGGAGTCCTGACCGTCACACGTGCAACGATCACGCTGCTTGATATTGCCGAAATCGTCGCAGCGACGAATGGTCAGGGCATTGATAATGACGATCAGTTCATCTTTCCAGATGGTGATTCTGGTCCAACATTGGATATCGGTGGATTTGTGGATGCTGGAACTGGGAATCCGATTGCAACGACGGTGATGATCGGATGATTACGATCTGTTTCGTCTATTTTAAGAGTCTGACCTTAGCGAATCTTGAAGCAGCTTTGTATTCGTTGTATAGGCAAGATTTTGTTTTGATGCAGCATTTTGTAGAATCACTCGTTATTGTTGATAACGATACGGATGATTCAGTGATGCAAATCAGAGCAGTATTGGAAAAATTTGAATTCCCGATACGAAATGTTGAATTACATTCGTTGAAACATGATGATCCGCTCAAGACTCATGCGTGGTCGACAAATACGGCGGTCGGCTATGCACGAACTCCGTGGGTTTTGTTTTGCCGTGCCGACTATTTGTTAGATTCAAATCTTCTCGCGAAATTCTTGCAAGTTCGTGAAGCACATCATAATTCCTGGAATGGATTTATCACTGCAGATGGACGTCATCTTCATGTAAACATGAGTCAGTGCGAAGAAACAAGATGGCGTATTGATGGAGCTGGCATATTGCAGAATATGCCTGGGACGACGTACGATTATACAGCCATCGATACAGGTGTCTGGCTTGCACGCAAAGATGCGTTCGATGCAGTTCATGGTCTAGACGAAAAACTATCCGCATGGGGTCATTCACAAACGCATTTCCAATACAAGTTGTACAAGG